TATGGAACTAACATGAGTAGGTATAGGCTCCCTCCTCGTAACGTGGCAGAGTTGACTGCTAACATAGAAAAGCGTATTGGAAAGATTGAACGTACGCCTCAGCTTGCCAACTCCACAGTTCCCATCGATAGCGACCTGAGCATCAATGGGAACTTGATAGTTCACGGCTCTGCCGGCCAGACTATTGCTGAGATGGGAAGTGGCTTTTCTGGTGCGGCTGGGGGTTCTACTCTTGCGTTCTCGCGTGCTGATGGTAACCCTAACAGCCTAGGCACTTTGGCTTTTGTTATCCTCGACAATCCCGATGCACAGAGCCAGACGTTCTGGCTAATGGGCCGAGGGGGCAATCCACTCTTCGCTGAAGACAGTAGTGGTAACGGAATCGGAGTCCCCTACCTACAATACGCTGCTCGTCCAACAGCCAACCTGTCTACTCCATCCGTCTCTACGTCTTCGGGCTCTTTCGCAGCACAGTGGACGATACAAGGTTCGTACAGTCACCCTCACATTCAGTGCCTAGTACTTGTTCAGACGTCGGACGGGACTACAGGTGGTCAGATACGACTAAGGGACTCTACTACGGGGGGACTCTTCGATACTCAGAGTATTCCGGTGGGGGAGTTTAACTACCATTATATGGTGGGCGACTTCCCAGAACCTGCAGGGTACGCGGTAGGATTTAAATGGGACGTAGAAGTGCTACGCAACGCTGGTGCAGGAACGATTCGCACCGAGCTTATTTACGCTCATGGAATAGGATACCTGTAAGGTGGCGAGACTTACCATACTAGCAGTTGACACGCTCGGCCAAGTTGTTAGTGGATGGGCCGTTGCGGGCTCACTCATAGCCGCAATTGTGTCAGCAGTCGTGACAGGTAGGCTTATCCCCCGCAGTTGGGTAAAGGAACAGCTCAACAGGGTTGACGCAGAACTAAAACGAGTTGCAGCAGACCGCGATGAGTGGCGTGAGACATCTCGTCTCAATGAGCAAACACTATTAACCACAGCGACCCAGCTAGGAGAGGTACTCAGAGTTGTAAATGTCATCAATGCGGCAGTGCTTCCTCCGCCACCTCCGAAGCATGTGCGGCGATCTGACCAAGGGGCGGCATGAATGCATTGGTTCAAGAGGTGGACTAAAGCTCCTGAACCTACAACAGACAGAGACGTAGCCTCTGAACTTGTAGTAGACGGAGAGGCGTCGAAGGCGAGACGCGAAAGTGAAGTCCTTGCTAAGGAAGCCGACCAGCGATGGTCAGAGGTCGAGGACGTAACAAAACCGTACCGGGTGCTAGGCGACGAATATATAAAGTCATTGATGGCTACTTACACGAAGAGGAGGACTCAGTGAAAGTGTGGTACCTGTTCCTCCTCCTCGCCGGCTTAGCAGAACTACTTGTCTTCCTCGCAACGTTTGCATTCTTTACGGACTGGTCTGCGACCCGTTTGGGTAGACTGACTATGGCTTCGAATACAACCTGGGCTGGATTGTTTCTCATGGCAGTCGTGGGCTTGTTCTTCCACGTCTACCCCTGGATCTGGATCGGTGGCTTCATGGCCTTTGACGCTGTCATGGCAGGACAGGTTCTTATGCTGTGGCATCTACAACATGTACGCGAGAGGCTAATGGCTCGACTGCGCGCCCTGCGGAGACACAATGTCAGCAACTAGTCAGAACTACAAGGTGGCTCTGAACGCTAACTTTCGTATTGCTGTTCAGGTAAGGGACGCCGTAACGGGCCAGGTTGTTAACATCACTGGCTACTCCGTACACATGCAGGCTCGGCCAAATAAAGACCCGACGTCCACACCCATATACCTTGATGCGTCAGTGGGCAGTGGCATTACTCTAACTGATCCTGTCAATGGGAGATTGGATCTCAACATTCCTAAGGCCACCATAGTTGCGCTGACCTTTTCAGCCGCCTACTATGACATTGCCATTACAGACCTGATAGGCAACGTGGACATAATCCTGGAAGGAATACTCACGACGACCAAGGGGGTGACGGCGTAATGGTCAATGCACTTTTTGAGAACGGAAGGCAAGGCATCGCGGACGACAGCATTCAGTTGTCGACTGACACAATCAAGGTAGCTCTACTGGACCTCGGTACAGCCGATACTGCTGTCAAGGCCATTACGGGTGCCACCAACGCTACGCCAATTGTCATTACGGCTACGGCACACGGATTCACTAACGGCGACTTGGTATTCATTGACGGAGTAGGTGGCAACCTTGCCGCTAACGGTCTCTGGAAGATCGCCAACCAGGCTGCTAACACGTTCGAACTAACGAACCCAGTTTCTGGAGTCAACGCCGTAGGTTCTGCTGCCTACACATCCGGAGGCTACGCAGTCTGCTACGGACCGTCTGCAAGTAGCGACAACTTCGACGACTTCGATGGGTGTCTTGTTGGCACTGCACAGGCACTTGCCAGCAAGACTTTCACTGCCGGTGTATTCGATGCTGCAGACGTTACGTTTACAGCTGTAACCGGAGCGTCCGTTGAGGCGTACATTTTCTACAAGGATACCGGTACTCCTTCAACGTCAAGAATTATTGCTATCTGTACAGGCAAGCAGATTGTAACTGCTGATGCAGCTCTTGCGGCTGGAACTACATTGGTAGTCGAACCAGTAGTTGCTGGTATTCCTAATGGGACCGTACTTACGTTCTCCTCGGGACAGACCGCAACCGTGAACGCAGTAGTAAATGCTGGAGACAGAGCCATTACGGTACTATCGACTACTATCTCGTCTGGTGCACGTGCCCTTGCACCTATGACTGGCTTCGGGCTACCTGTATCTCCTAACGGAGGCAATATTGCCATTACGTTCGATAATGGTGCCAACAAGATCTTCAAGTTGTAGGTGACATATGAGCTTTCAGAGTTGGGGCGAAGTCCTCGCACGCGCAGAAGTAGACGGAACACCACTTGCAAACACGCTTACTGCTACGTCTATCCTTCCCGCTCAGGCTAAGGTCCAGCTCCCACAGAGTGCGTTCTTCTACGTTGGAAAGCTTCTGCGCGCCCGTGCCGTTGGTCGTGTTTCTACTACAACTGGTCCACCGACAATTACCTTTGACGTAAGGTTCGGATCGGTTATTGTCTTCAATGGTGGCGCAGTAACAACTGTTGCTTCTGTTACTAACAAAACCTGGTGGCTAGATGTCACCTTGACCTGCCGTGCAGTCGGTGCTGGAGGTTCCGCAACAGCAAACATGATGGGCACAGGCAGCCTTACCTCGTCAGCGGTTGTAGGTTCTACGGGCGGCGCCGCGAATACTGCGCTACTGCCCGACAGCGCTCCCGTCGTGGGAACAAGCTTCGATCCAGGCGCGGCTGCTGTTGTTGACCTATTCGCTACGTGGTCGGCCGCAAGTGCATCTAACACGCTTCAGCTGCACCAGTTCATACTGGAGGCTCTGAACTAACTCGGCAGTTGGGCTTCGCTAATGGGCATTGCACCTGACGTCACTGGCTCAACGTCGATGACCGCCGCGGCAACGTCGGCGACCGTAGACATTACTGCGGCTGCGGTGGGTGCTTGGGTGTATGCTTGGGTTGCACTCGGCATCAACGCAGGTGCTGTATCGTCGACTGGCTGGACGAGCTTACTTGATGCCGACGATGGTACCTCTGCCCACTACGCTCTGTTGCGTAGACAGAAGGTAGCTGGCGATACTACATTTATGTTCTCGTGGACCACATCCACGAAGGGTACGATAGGCTGGGCATCGTATACTGGCCTAGATCCCACCACCGTTGACGAGGGCGCAACCCTCGTCACGAACGGCGTTACGAGTCGGACCGCGGTACCAACACCATCAGCGACACCAACCGCAGCCAATCGGTGGGCAGTTGCCTTCTTTGGGGTACGCACGACCACCGTCGGGAACAAGCCCATCAGCTGGACCCCCGACGCTGCGACTACCGAACGTCTCGACGTCGACAACAACGCTGCAGGGTCGGCCCCGTGGATGGGTCTGGAAATCGCAGACACGAACAGCGCGGTTACCCAGGCTTCTCATTCCTACACAGCTACTCACAACGCAGCTGAGTCTCACGACGGCTCGGCAATTCTGTTTCTTATTCCAGCCCCCACAGCGACAACGGCTCCGTCAGTAATTCACCCCGGTAAAGGTCCACACCGTTTCGCGCGGTTCATTAAGTCAGTAATCCAACAGGTCAACGTAGCCACCATCATACCTGACCAAGCAGTTAACCCTGTTGGCATCCCTAGTGCGGAACAATTCGGAACAGCTACAGTTTCGAACGTTATTGTAGCCGCGGGAATACCTACTACTGAGCAATTCGGGACTGTAGCAGTTACGCAAGTCGTAAGCGCACAGGGAATACCTTCGGCTGAACAATTTGGCACTTCTAGCATTAGTGCTACGTACAGCATCAACGCCGTAGGGATCCTCACTGCAGAAGTTGTCGGGTCTGCAACCGTAGTTACGAGCATCGCAGGCGTAGGTGTACCTTCAGCTGAACAATTCGGCGTAGCTACCGTTGCGACGTCCTACACAATCAACGCAACTGGTATTCCAACTGCGGAGCAGCTTGGCGTAGCCAGTATTGGTCAGGCAATTAGCGCTGTCGGAATTTCTTCTGCGGAGCGCCTGGGCGTAGCTGCTGTTACACAGATCGTTAGCGCTGTTGGAATTCCAAGTACGGAAGTCTTTGGACTCTCGGTCATAACGCTAACCGTCGGTGCCATTGGCATCCCTAGTGCCGAACGCTTTGGCGTAGGTTCCGTTGCAGTCGGCGGTCTAGGGATCAGTGGCGTAGGCATACCTAGTACTGAACAATTCGGCGCTGCAACTGTTGCTCCTGGTACTGTTACAATCAACGCCGTCGGAATCCTGAGCACTGAAAGTTTTGGTCCAGCTAGCGTTGCACAGTCAGTCAACGGCGTAGGTATACCTACGGCAGAGCGCTTTGGCGTGGGCAGCATCGTCGGTGGACCTTCGGGCATCAATGCTACAGGCATTCCTGGTGCCGAAGCTTTTGGCATTGCAATCGTTACGGCACTCCCACTTGTAGCACCTCCGCCAACAGTAATAGTCTACGTCAAGCCACAACTCGTTACTGCGTACAAGGGTGCTTCTCTAGTGGTAGGCAATAAAGGCTCTAGCCTTGTGGAGGTGAAGAATGGAAGTGAACTGGTCCTGGGGACTCGAGGCAATGCAATCGTAGTTGTACGGAGGCAACAATGACACAACCAACTGTACCTGTCAGTCGCAAAGTCAAGTGGGCAACGTTCGGATCGTTCGCCGCAGGCCTTGGACTAGCACTCCTGGCCGGCGTCATCAGTGCCGTTACGGATCACCCGGAGATCCTAACTGGTATCCCGACCTGGGCACAGATTCTAATCATTGCAGCAGTAACGTCTGCGGGTGCCTTCGTCGCTGGATACAAGGCACACCACTAGGCCGCTGGCCTCCTACTATGTCGTAAAGACACCCTCCAGTGGTAGGAGGCCAGCTTGCTGCTCACGATCTTGAATGCCTAGCGGACTGCGCTAAAGATACCACACAGGCTGTTGTTACGTGTCCAAGTACATATCTGGACTTACTTGAGGAACCCATAAAGCGACGAGTCGTTCAGGGTGAAGCAGGCATAGTACAAAAGGTGTCTAAGTGCATCCATCGAATGTGGCATCCCTGGAGCCCAGAGGCCTAGTTTCTTGATCTGCTCAGGGTCTTTCCAGAATCCGTCCTTGAGTGAACGTGGCTGCATCACAAGCTTTACGCGGTTCTCACGTGGCTCTTCGCCGCGGAGCTGATACGTTCCGCGAGACATTTCTGCATGGAACACTTTGACTACACCTACATACTCCGCTGAGATGTAGACGATCTTATCTCTTTGCTGGTCTTCCTTGTTGAATTCAAACGACTCACACACAATAGTGAGTGGCACGTTCCAGGGTCGTTGCCAGGGAAGACTGTCGCAGATACCCAAACAGATACATAGGTGCTTCCAGAGTCCGTAGTGGTGCTGATCCTCTACAATTTGTCTATACGTAAAGTGACGACGTAGCTGAGTAATGTCCGTGATAGGCGTCCTTGGTGGGCACCAGAAGGCTGAACCCGTCTTGCCTCCTGGGTCTAGTGCTAGTACTGGTCCTACTTTTTCAAGCATCAGTAGTGTCCTAAACCTAGTCGGATTCTGACACAGGCCGTGTGGTATCTTTGTGTTCAGCTGTGGGGGCATTCAAGATCTTGAAAATGAGTTAGATTGCTAGTTAGACCTCAGTGGATCTTGCTAGTAGCTAACCTATCTAGCTGCTAGATTCCTTCAGTCTAACTAGCTCTAACAAAGTCTAACTAGCAGTCTAAAGTTGCTCTCAAGCTAAAGCTAACTGCTAGGACAGTAGGTCAAGTTGTGCTTGAAGTTCCTGGATTTGGCTTTCGAGCCTGGCTCGCTGAGCAGCATCGGACCGAGGACGTCTAGGTACGACGACAATATTGTCGGGGTGGAAGTTCGTCTTGTCGCCATCCTTGAACCGTACCAACTCAGTCTTGTTGTCGATTGGTCTACCAAGGCTCTTCGCCGCGACCAAGAAGTGTTTGCCTACCCAGCCATTTTCAGTCTTTACGTACGTGTAGCCCATAGCATTGACTGTTTCCGTGCCTAGCTCCGCTGCTCTACCTCTAGGCATTGGGCCCTCCTCAGTGGTAGTACAGATGTGTGAACAGAAGTCCAACAAGTCCGATGAGTCCCGCAAGTGTCCAGCCGCGCCAAGGCTTCTTTGGCGCAATGCCAAGAATCCTCCGAAGGTTATACGTTAGGGTACGCTCTGGGTGACGTGTTGCTACCTCGTAGACATCCATAACGATAAGTGCAGTCACTGTGACTGCGAGCCAAACAATCCACTCAGGTGTCATTGGGCTCCTTCGGTCGAATAAACTCCGTTGTCCCCGTTTCATTCCAGGCAATGCTCTCTTGCCTAAAATTGGTCGTCAGACGTTGGAGTACGTTACGAAGGGCCTTCTCGTTGGTTGGCAGGATAGTAAAGCCGAAGCACGCATTCTGGTATCCACTGGTGGGCAGCGAAAACCATTCGCCGTATATCTGAGCGGCGAAGTTTCTGACTGCACCCATTACTGCGTACTGAAGTTGCTCCCAAAGGCGCTGGCTCAACTTGTCGTCGCTGTTACCGACCTGTACGAATACTGTCTTCACTCTTCCTCCACGTAGTAGACACGCCAGGAGTCTGGTTCGAATTCAATACGCTCGTTGTACGTACGGTGCCAATAGTCGACTATGTCTTGCTGGACTGTTTCTTCGAGTGCTGCTACACTTACCGCGTTTTCTAGCTCTTCATCGCTGATTACTCCTCTGGCCGTTTTGGTTCCGGATTCTACCTTAATGTTGTAGAGGCACGTAAGTTCGTCGTACCAAACAAGTGTGTGTATGCTGGTCATGACCAGTCACCCCAGCTCCTGCCAAAGTCCGTATCAACTACGAACGGAACGTAATCAGTCCACTTGGTACCCTCTTCGACCATGATGCTTCGCATGATCTCTGCAATTTCTTCCTTGCGTGATTCAGGACCTTCTGCGATGAGTGCGTCATGAATCGTAAGACGAACGAAGCCAATGCCACGAAGAGCAGGACGGATCCGAATGAATGCTGACAGGCAAATATCGCTTGCGATGGACTGAGGCTTGAAGGAAAGTGCCTCGTTCTCTACATCCTTCTGGTTCTGCTTTGTAATAAGCCAGAATCGACGTGTGCGGCCGAACGAGGTCTTGAGGTCTTCGCCATTGTTGACAGCACGTTTTATTTCGTTTTGCCAACGTACAACGCCTGGGAATCTTCCCATAAGTTCGTCGTACATGTGCGTTGCGTCCTGGACTGACATGCTGTATTCCTGGGCTACGCTATAGGGAGTCCGCCCATAAGCCGATCCGTAGAATAGTGCCTTGATCCGGACGCGTTCTTCCTTTCCCCAATTGCCTGTACTGAAGATCTGGTCGCACAGCTCATCGAAAATGTCACGTGTGTGATCACTAAGCAGACTACGAAGGTGTTCGTCCTGCGCAAGGGTAGCGATTACGCGAGCCTCTGCTTGACTGTAGTCGCAGTGCACTAGGCAGTTTTCTGGTTTGCTAACTACGAACTGCCTCTTGATAGCCTTGTCTCGTACAATATTTTGCATATTGGGGTTCCTGCTGGACAGTCTTCCAGAGGTCGTTCCATGTAGTAGATATGTGGTAAACACCCTTCCTTTGTACATTCGCTTTCGTATACCAGTAACATAAGTCGAGTAGAGTTTTTGCTGACGACGATGTTCCAGAAGTGTTCGCACGAACTCAGCTGGAGCTTGGTTTGAAAGACGTCTGAGCGTTCCTCCAAGCAGTGGCTTAAGAGTATTGACGTCAGTCTTTTGTACGTAGACTTGCTGACTAGCAAGATACTCCCTGATCTGTTTTGGCGACCGAGGGTTCAAGAAGGTAAGTTGCTGTACTCCCTCCAGGTTAGAGGTAGAAGTCTTGACAATTTCGTCAATCCTAGCTTCGAGTGGATTAATGCGCTCAAGGAACGTGTGTACTAGTTCGTTGGAGTACTGACGATCGACCGTAATGCCGTTAAGTTCCAAGTACATCAGTTGGTCGGACGCTGCACATAGAAACCGAAGAAGTCTACGTTGGTCGTCGTCAAAGAGTTCCTGCTCGTATTTCTTTAGGGCCCAGCCATTGCTAACGTCCCAGGCGTTATACTGGTATAGGATTGGTCTAGGGACGTCTCCGTAGTTGCCTCCTGGAGGAATATGCTTCTTGAATTCTGCTTTCCAGTTGGGCGCTCCTAGCTTCTCTACACTTAGGACTTCGAGCGAGTGATTGCCAGGACGTTCGTCTAAGACGTAAGATCCCAACATGGTATCGAAGCCAAGTTGTAGGGGTCCGAGATGAGGGTAAAGTCCTCCAAGGTCAAACTTGCCGTTGTGAGCCTCGATACTAGATCGCTTAAGTAGCGCCCCGAGTGAATCGAGCACTCGTCTTTCTCGAAGTGCAGAGTAGCCAATAACCACAACACGTCGCTCAGCATAGCCGAGTCCCACGCACAGCAGATCGTACTCATTTGGGTGTCCGAAAGAGACGTCTTTTTCAATGCCGCACTCAATATCGACATAGATATCGTTCGATAGCTTCTCGATCTCTCCCATGGCTTCGATGGCCATACCACCATCCTCAAAGTACTGCCACTCGGGAGGAGTCCAAGCACTTGTAACACCTGCCTTCAGCTTAGCAATGTCACTTACCATGGAGGGGAAGGCGTCGGCATTACGCAAGCAATATGCGGGATGCCAAGTAGGTAAAATACGCCTTACGGACGAATTCTTCAGGGCGCTAGTTGGCTTCTTGGGAGGTCCGACGCGTAGTCGCGTAATGCCTCTGATGTCGTCCAGAAGGACCGATGCAGCAGTTCCTCCGAGGGCAACAACGTCTTCAACGCCTGAGGCAGCCAGCTCGGCCATAAGGCGACCACGACAGGCATGGATGGCAGCCTTTGGTGGTGTTGCGTTATCCTCTGGTCGACATAGGCATGCATTGGTGTACATAACTTGGCTGCGGCTTAGACCGTTGTGACCCAAAACTTGGTCTAGAAGCTTGCCCGACGGGCCCCTGAAGGGTTCCTTGTAAGCTGCCTCGTACTGTCCCGGAGCTTCTCCGACGACTGCTAGCTTGGGCAGAAGTGGAATCAATGACGGAACGAACTTGCCGTCATCAGCGAGTGGGCAAGACTCACACTCCGCCAATGGGTGCTTCCGCATTAGCCCACCTCATGTAGGTGTTTACGTTGTGGTCCAGTAGACGACCACTCAATAGTTGTCCGTAGTTCGTTCTGAAGTAGTCCCTCGGACGTATAATTCCTTTAACGCCAGAGTCTATCCTTTTGCCCGCAGCGGTATAGGAGAAGGGCAACGATGTATCGATCGATCGCACACTAGTGTATTTAGTCGCCGCTGCTACTTCCCTAGGCCACTGCTCGTTGGCCCCGAGGAAGTGAAGCTTGAACCTATTAGGGTAAACCTGCTCGATCCAGTTGGCAAAGTCGATTCGAGTGTGCAGTTGGCCTAGCGTTACGGGCATGTGCTTCGGGATTCCGATGGTCGCAATAGATTTGTGCTTAGCAAAGACGTCGACGCAATACCGAAAGTCGGTCAGTCGCCTGCCCTGTGCAACTGCGAACAGAGCTAGTGTCTCTGAAGGATATACCATTTTGCGAATCCACTTCGACACCTGCTCACATGTCGTTTCGGCTTGGCGTAAGGTGTCTGGCAGAACGATCTCGTTGGCGTGCAGAGCGTAGGCATATCCTAGTACCTCGAAGGGATCTACCATTTTGCCTTCATAGGCACCATTGTCTATGACAAGGAAGTGGTGTTCTAGGCGATTCTGGTACGCTACGATGTACTCCGAACGAGTGCACTCCTGTGCAAGGGCTAGGTGAAAGACATAGCGTAGTGCATATCTTTCCAGGCCTCTTGGGGGTATAAGTCCTACCTTCAACTCAGTCTCCGTGGGGTACTACAATGCCGTCTCGGCCCAATGGTGTATCTTGAAGTTCAGCTGTCTGCTCTTCAATTCGACTCCGGAGCATTTCGATCCTGACCCAGAGGTACCTTGCGTAATTAGCTGCGTCCACTAGCTCCTCCTGGAGCATGCGGAGCAGATCGTTGTCTGATTCAAGGAACTTGATCGGACCGTACTTCTTCTCACCAAGCTCGTGTCGACGCTGGCACTCGTAGTGAAAGGCCGCGTCCAGTATGCGTACCTCGTGCTTGAGTTGCTCTTCAGTCACGAAGTCACTCACGTCCGAACCTTGCTTCGTTGAGGACGTGCTTGCGCTCGTACACCCATTGTGGGTCTATCTCGAGAAGACCTGCAATGCACAGGAAATACGTAAAGATGTCCGCGACCTCGTTCTCGACTTCTTCCCGCTTTTCGTCCAAGGTGAAATCGCCTCGTACGATCTTCTTGACTAGATTAGCGAGTTCGCCTACCTCTCCCGCTAGGCACAGAACCTGATTGGGCAGCGTCTGCGTCGCAGGATAGTGACCGAACCACCGACTGCTGTCCCTATGCGCTCCCTGAGCCATGAGGTACAGCTGGCTATGCCGAATGTGTTCGTCGTGTGGCACTAGTGGCTCCCGTTGATATAGGAAAGGAATTCCTGTTTGGCCGACTTGGAGTGATCTGCAAACACTCCAGTCATTCGTGCTGTTGTTGTGTACGTTCCAGGGACCTGTGCGCCGCGCAGTGTCATACACATGTGCTCTGCGCGGATGACTACCGCAACGCCTTGAGGTTCGAGTGCCTCCTCCAGGAACTGCGCAATCTGGAACGTGAGGCTCTCCTGGACCTGGAGGCGCTTTGCGAAGTGCCGAACGACCCGAGCGAACTTGCTGAGTCCTGCAATAGCATTGTTGGGTACGTACCCTACGTGTACCCAACCTGTGAAGGGCACTACGTGGTGGTTGCAAAGACTCGTAAAGGGAATCTTCTGAACTGTTACTAGGTCCTGGCTCCGAGCTTCAAAAGCTCGCCACTTCATGCATGAAGCATCACAGTCCCTACAGCTAGTTAGTTCCTGCAGCATGTCAAGAAAACGTACAGGCGTCTCCTTGCCATGCTGGCCGCGTACGTCGAGACCAGTGTGAGTGCGGAGGATCTCGGCTGCAGCCTCTACAGGTTGAGATTTCTCCCTCTTTGCTATGATCTTTTCGATCGCGTCGAGCTTGCCTTCCATCTGCGCACGAAGCCCAGGAGGCTCACCGGGAAGATCCGACAGAGATCCCAACGTAGCTTCTAGTTCTTCTCGCGAAGGGATGGGGTCTCCTGGCATCAGATACCTCGTGCTTCTGGGTCGAAGATGTACTTATGAGTTTGAAGATTCAGCTTCCAAGGAACGTCGACTTCGAGCATCCAGGCCACGAGCTCTTTGGCCTCTAGCTTTCCCCAGACCGGACCACAGTAGATCTCAATGGGACCTGGAACAGCAAGGTGCACCTTACATGTTTCCAGGGCAGCATCGAAGTCCAAACGGTTAGCGACAGTAAATTTAACTGCACAACCGTGGTACCTGCTAAACTTGAAGACATTGGTAATGATCGCTCCGTAGTCGATGTTTTCTGCTTCGCCTGATCCTGGAAGTTTCCAATCCATGACTACTGACACACCCGGATTGAACACCCAGTGAGGATACACGAACGTTCCGTTACTAAAGAACTCAATTGATTTGCCGTCGCACCAGAGTGCGTAGGTGAGCTTACGCAGCTCTTCTTCGGGCTGCAGGAAAGGTTCACCACCCGTAATGCAGATGTTATGGATCGTATCGTAATGCGCGTGACTTCTTACTAGCTTGACTAGATCATCGGCCGAAAAGCTTAGCCACTCTTGTCGGTACTTGCTGGGGTCGATTGCATGTTGCGTATCGCAAGGCCAGCCAGGACAGCGAAGGTTACATCCAGCAAGGCGGACGAAGATCGTTGGCGTTCCTACTCTTGGTCCTTCTCCCTGTACTGAACAGTAGATCTCACTGAGCCTCAACTTCATCGTCCTTCCAGTACGCTCGTAGGATCTGAGCGTTGATGTTAGTGGCAGGATGGTCATGGCCTACTAGTATTGCTCTGTAGTCCTGTACCAGGTAGGCGTGATCCCCAATAGCGAACGGCATACCGTACTCAAGTGTCGGTAGGTTCCACCTAGGCTCCTTGTCGGTTTGTACCAATACGAGTCCAAGGTCCAGATCCGTCTGGATGTGTCGAATGCCACTCAACGAAGGCAGAGCATGCCAGACACGACCGTGTTCGTGGAGCCGTACGCTCTCGATCATGTAGGTTGCAGGCTCTCGCCATGGCTCATGTGACTCTACGAGCGTCCCGGCCCTAAAGACTTCGAGGTCGATCTCCAGCTTGGTCTGGTCGTCTGAGTAGTAAGGCATTAGTCAGCTCCAAAATACTCTGCGAATGTACTAGGCGTCTCGCTTACACGCACCTTCTCGAGTAGGACATCTTCCGGTAGCACAATGTGCTGAGTCTCCATGAACTCAAGGATTCGGTGGTATAGTACCCTGGCTAGACATTCCGACGTGGGCTGGTTCACCTTGTCGTTCAAGTGTCGATGGTCGAACTCGTTCTTGACCCAATTGCCTAGACCATCAAGGTCGCCAAAGTCAAAGAGCCAGCCCTGGACGGCAAGCGTCCCACCAATGAACGTAACCTCGATCGTGTACGTATGACCATGTAGGCGGCCACACTTGTGGTTCGGACGTAGACCATTCAGCTGGTGCGAAGCGTCGAACGTGAACTTCTTACCGATCCGATACACGGATCCTACCTCTCAAGTGGACGGCACGTTCAATGACTTCTTCTAGCATTGCAGTCTGACTAGTACAAGACATCTCTTGCATTACCGCTCCAACGTCGCAGACCCAATCCAGGAAGTCCCCGATCGACTCGAGCTCGATTTCTGTCTGCTTCAGGTAGACAGCAAGGTCGAGTACTTCGTCCAGAGCGTCTCGGACTGAGTTGCGTCCATTGAAAGCTTGAAGGTACGTGCCATACTTTTTGAGTCCGAAGGCCTTTCGCCACTGCAATTGCTCCACGACAAGGTCATGTATGGAAGGATTGTCGCTGGCTACAGGTCTAGGTTCTCCATTTACGTAGTCCGCAGTGTTACCCATTGCGCAGGTACTCCTCAAACACCCTTGCGCTCGTAACTACGCTCTTGGCGCTTGGCGTACTTATGTCGCTTAGCGCTATCGCATTTTCAAGTGCGACGCTGCGGTAGTCGAAGTCGTGGCAGTAGCCAAGTTCGTTGGCACCCGACGGTGCTGGCGGTACCGGAAAGAGACCTGCGGAAGGAGGATTGTAGTCAGGATCCATTTTGTTCTCCTAGGTGTCGAAGTGCCTTGATTGGCTTGCGAGGCTTGTGCCTCCGGAAGTCGTCTAGTTCAGTAGTCTCGATCTCTACAGTCTCTCCGTGCAAGACACGAAGGTATGCTTCGATCCATGTCCCTGCCATTAGATCGACTTCCGCTGTTACAATGTTGCCGTCTACCTCTAGGGTACGCTGACTGTAGATACAACCGGCCTTAGCAAGTAGGTCCTTTGCGTCTATGGTAGGATAAGCTGCTACTCGTCTACCCTTCGCTATGTGTCGGATAGACACAACCGAACTGCAAATAGCTCCCACAGGCTTGTCGGCATAGGTCTCGATGACCTGCTGCAGAGGCTTGTAGTGCCAGTAGAACTGTGAATCCTTAGGGTGTCCTGAAATGATCAGGAACCCATCGTACCTTGTGACATCAGGTAGTAGGGCATCGGTAAACGTGTAGTCAGCAGAAACTGCAAAGCTACGGTCCTCGGCGGTGATTATCTTTGACCGGGAGAGAATGTAGCTCTTAACCCTCTGCTTCCGTAAAGTCTGTAGCGTTGTCATGAACTCGTGGCGGTTGAACCTTGGGTTCACTACCAGTAGCACTTCCATTCAGTACCTCCTCGAGCTTCATTAGCGGAGGCTCTTGCTGCGGTGACTTGTAGTCTAGGTTGGGCGTTCCGTCGGCGTTTAGGTCGAGCCTCGCCAAGTAGATTTCGCCCTCGCGCTGGAAGACCTTGAGAGCCAAGTCGTGGTTCTTGATGTAGGTACTCAGTCCCGTAGTGAGCGACATAAGTGAGCGGTTTGTACCTTCTGCAAGACTACTGCGATCCAGCTTTGCTACTACGGCGTTACTCTCCATGAACGCCTTGATGATTGGGTAGGCAACTCGACCTCTGCGACCTTGGTGGAAGTTAGGAATCTCGCTCGGATCCACTGGCACAAACTTTACCATTTTAACCTTCTCCTTTCTACTATAAGTATATCATAAGTCTCCTTTGATTATCAACGATTTTTGATGAACTCTTTGGAAATTATTGACACTTTTAACTTTTTGTAAGTCGCTTTGGGTCCCACTGCGTATAGAGCGCCCACTGAGCTTCGGCCAGCGACATCTTGTTGGAACAGACCCTGGAATGCAGATCGTTTTCTACCTTGTCCTTCTTGCGTGCATCATCCCAAGGTTCGGGCCAGAGGTTCCTATAGTCCTTTGGATTACCCCCTACTTCAAGCGCAATCCAGTGGTCTTCCTCGTAGTGACTCGGGTCCTTATCGACGTACTGAGTGTCGTCACCAAGCTGCGACATCTTTAGTCGGTGCGTGTAGTCGTTGCTTGGCCTGATTGTCTTTGTGTATCCAGGAGTACAGATGGTTGTCCTGATAGTACTCTGTCGCACGTCCGCATTGAGTAGGTAGCTTGGCACGTGACCCTTTGAACGCGAAAGTGCAGCAGCCCCTGCAACTAAGAGTGCGCCAGCTACAACAACTGCGATGCTACGTTTGTACATCAATTCCCCGTCAAACTTGGACTACAGCCGTGTGGTGGTCCGTAGTAGCTGCCAGGGCATTGAAGATCCTGAATGCCCAGGGAATTACCCAGACCACCACACCGCTTGTAATCTGTCGAATTAATCCTGGTGTCCGTTGAGCTTCATTTCGGGTGGAACAAAGCCTACGACTTCGAGGCCTCCGTTTGCAAGTCGACAAGCTTGAGCAGCTTGAGTCAGTCCTGAAGCAATCATTTCAACTACTGCGGGAACCGATTCTGCCGGAATGAGCAGCGTGGTTTGTAGCGATCCGCTCGTGACGATCATGGCGGGAGTCTTGAACCCCCGCTGGTCTTGGCCGATCCCAAACTGAACAATTACGTTCGGGGCCTGTACCTGACCTTGAACGGGCTCAGTCATTTGACTTCCTCACTGCTGTCCTCCAGAACTCGGTGTTCTCGTACTCCGTCTGGTCGATTGGTATGCACGTTCCAACGGGTCGGTCTCCGTCATTCCAACGAGTAATTGCCACATCGATTGCTTCAAGACGCTCGACGCAAGTACCACACTTGCCGCAGTGCTTGCCCCCGCCTCTGTAGCACGACCACGTCAGATGAAGGGGCACACCCAGTTCGAGGGCGCGGTAGGCAATGTCTGCCTTGGAGGCGTACAGGAACGGTGCATAGATAGCATCGCCATCGCTTTCGCCCTCTTCATTGAGGGGGAAACTGTGAAAGCCCTCAGTACCTTTGGTAATTGTGTTGCACACCGAAGAGACGAACTCCGGCCTGCAATCTGGATAGATGGCGTGGTCGCCCGAGTGGACGCCAATGCCAATACATTTCGCCTTCTCGTTGACTGCAACGCCCGCAGCGATACTGAGCATGATCATGTTCCTGTTCGGAACGACCGTGGCCTTCATGCTCTCTTCGTCGTAGCTGCCTTCGGGCACCTCGATCGGAGGCTTTGCATAGTCGTATATGTTGATGGGCTTGCCGACCTTGAGGTTCTCGCCATCTGTCAGCAGTTCATGAGTGCCTGAAGGCAATGACGTAAGGGCACTATTCGAAATTAGGTGTGTTAGTCCAGTCAGGTTGATAATGTCATGCTTGAGACGAAGGTTTTGTGCGGTAATCATTGCGTACTTCAGCTCTTTGACGTGTCGCTGTCCGTAGTTGAACGACAGTAGGTGTGGACAATAACCCTCTTCAAGCATGTCGTACACGAGTGTGGTTGAATCTAGACCGCCGCTCACAATGGCAATGCTGTCTGTTTCCATCAGCTTCTCCCCTTTTGGTGCGTTCATGTTTTCTCCGGTCCTACAGCGTAGTATCCCTTTCCCCTCCCGGTGGAAGTCGTGTACACAAGCATACGTTGTTCAATGGTATTGAATATTGCGTTTGCTTGCGTTGCCGTGAGGTGATAAGCCTGCATAATTTGACTTCGGGTAGACCCAGGACGTGCCTTTATTAGGCCCATAATGCGTTCGACGGTTCGTTCGTCAGCGGTCTTGCCAACGCCATTGATAATGTCTACTGCGTAGGCACGCCAAGTATCTCCGTAGGTCATGGCCTTCAGAAGGTGCTCCAGTTCTACTGTGACATTCTCGGGGTTCTGATCTTCCGCAGCGGCTATTAGGACCGCAGCTTTTAGTACTGACTTGCTCAGACGATCGTAGACAGGCGTCATAATTTCTGGACGCTCTGACTCAACGCCAAAGTGTAGCATTGCCCGTTCGAACTGCGCATAGCGAGTCCAGGCTTCTGTAGTAAGTCTTGCATCCCATTTCTTTGGGGCGGGAATGGTAACGCCAGTTACTTTAATGAGCGTGTCTTGTACAACGTGATAGTGGTCCACAATGTTCTGCATTTCGTCAACGAGTGCATTGCGATTGCCAATGTCACGTTCTGTTGGAGGTCCCAATGGTTGAAGCTTGTTAACATCCGATTCTGCAGTCAGGAAGATGAACCGAGGAAGGAAGCCCGACGATACGTGCTCCAAAGTCACCAACGATTGCATTCGGTTTTTAATTCCCCCAGCGAACACAATCAGGATTGGGTCCTTCACTTCAATGGTTTCCTTGCGCAGGATCCTCTTCTGTGTTCTTCCGTCGTACAGCTTCGTTAGTAGCTCGGACATTCCTGCCATGTAGTCACGTTTGGACATCGACTCTAGCAGTCCTGTTACTTCGTCGCGTAGGAAGATAGAGGACCTGTTGGGGCGTACTGAAAGTCCAGTCAACAATCCTTCAATGGAACCGTCTGCGGTTGCCATAATAGCGTCAGGGTCGACCTCAGCTAGGAGATCGGCCGAGATGTCCATGGCAGTAGACTTTCTAGTCAAGGTCGTATCGCCCAACAGCATAAACCACAAGTTAGGCAGTATTCGACCGAAGGATGTCCGTAGGACAACACAATTCGCTAGTAGTGCTGATAGTATGACGAAGGCCCCAGCCTGATGGTACTGAACAGCTGCATCGCCAAGCCCGGAAGCCCATTCGATGTACCTCTCGACGAAGGTTTGTTTGTCTGCAACACTCTTGATTTCCTCGTCGGAAAGAATAGGTCCGAGGACACTTTCAGGTGCAACAACGGCCTGTAGGTTCTGCCGGTACTTAGTATGAGCTCTTCCGATGTCCTTCCATAGATCGTTAGGTCTCCCGTCACGTGCAAACTTGTTGTAGGCCGAATCTCTCGCTACCTTGAAGACTTCTTCCCGAGACAGACCTACCTCGAAAAGGGTCACTTCTAGACTGAAGAGTGTTTTACTCCAGTCTTCGCCTTCTTCAGGCTTGGCTTCAAGTTGTGCCCAGACGCGATCAGGGACTCTTTCTGCGAACCGAGCTAGAATTTCCTCGCTCGACTCCGTTGGTAGGTCTTCCTCTAGTGGCGATTCTATGTAGTCTACGCCTACTGGTTCGGGGTACTTCGAGAAGTCTTGGACTCGATAATTTCTGACACCTACACCAATGATCTTAACTAGGGGACTACCTGAATACTTGTGGTTGTACGTTCCTGGTATACGTAGTACCTGCGAAAGGTCCCACCCTGACTTGTCAACTCCGAGGTCTGCATGGCTGTATGCAATGCGCTTCGAGATGCCTTGGGCCGTAGTGGGATCGGTTGATTCCTCAAATATCCAGTAGGCCTGGTACCTGTCCGGTGAACTCTGGACCTCTATGGAGGCTGGAGTTGATAGTGATTCCGGACGGCATGTATCTAGATCAGCCCAGGCACAGGGGCAGGATACAACGTCGTTCTTAGTCCTCCTGGTAGTTGAAAGTAGTTGGGGACAAAAGTAAACGTCGAACGTTTCTCTCTTCGAGAGACAGAACTCTGACAGCTCGGCTAAGGACTTCGGCCACTCGAAGAAGCAGTCGCGCCATACTTTCTTTTCTCTGTCGAAGAGAGAAATGCAAATGAACCCTTTGCCAGATACGCTGCCAAACATGACAGCAAAGAAAGTCTGTATTACATCGAAGTCCTCAGTCACACATGTCTCACCCTCTTCTGTTAGTTCACTTCGTGGGCCCGGCGGGAATCGAACCCGCGGAGAGCACATTGTGGGCTGTGCTCCAGTTTGCACTGAGGCTGGGGAAGTTAAGTGCAAACGCTCTACCATTGAGCTACGGACCCAGGACCTCCGCCGTTGTTACTGAGGTGTTACAGTCATCTCGGTAACAACGGCGGAGGCTTTAGTGCAGACGTCAAGGTCGTCGCAGAATCCCTTCGGTGACCGGACAAATCCCTTACTACCGAATTCGTTTTGCTCGCTTGACGTCTGCACGCTCTGTTGCTACTTCAGGAAGGTTACGCCTTCTGCTGCTGAAGTAGCCTTGCCTGCCGTAGTGCTACCGACCGACTTCCAGGCGCTAGTAGGAAAGTAGCTCTTTGGCTCAAAGCGCGGGCTGTACGTCTGACCATCGCTACCCTTCGTCTCGCCCTTCTTTATTCCGACAACAACGAGTTCCTGCCCGAGGAACCATTCCGGTTCGGGAACCTCTAGGTCACCTGCACCATCGATGGTGTAACCAAGGGCCTTCAGGATCTGAACGATGCTGTACAACGCACCCTCGAAGAGCATGACGTTGGCCCAGCACTTGCGGTCGATGTATTTACCTGCGGCCACATCGTCGATTACAGTGAACTGCATGCCGTAGTACGGATCGCCGTTGTGCTTTTCGGACGTGGAGAAGCGAAGCTCGACGTCGGAAATCGCACAGAGGTACTTACCTCCCGGCAACGGTTCGGGATCGCGGGGGGTAGCGTCAGCTTCCTTGCCGGACATATTTACGCGAATGCCTGACATGTGTTTTACCCTTTCGGAACGAGACTTTTGGTGGAGGCGAGGTCGTGGTCAGGTTCTGAGTTCTTAATGAGTCCGTACAACTGTTGCATTGATGGATTTCCGATTTTTAACGGAAGTGTGTATTTCTTTCCAATGCGTGACTTCGCTGCAATGTCGGATGTCCTGTCCGTCTGCATAATCCGTGTTGGTACTCCGTCTATATCCTCCTTGGAGTAGTAAAAGACATAATCAAAGAAGCCAGGAATCTCCATAGCAAGTTTGCCAGAGAGCGCTGGCATCTTGATCGGTCGGTTCATCTTGTCTCTGTCGATACGTACGAGTGCCGTGAAGATTGTGTTCATGGGCAAGTCACGGTAAGCCCTTACGAACCTACGAATCTGACTTGCACTCTTATTCCATTCCTGCAGCCCCGTAATGTCGCGGTCTCGATCGGGTTTTTCCCTAACTAGGTCTTCCATGATCTGTTCGACGTTGAACTTCTGGATTTCGGTCAGGGAGTCTAGAACGACTGTTTGGTAGGGATGTTTTCCTACCTTAAGTTCTTCGAGAACTTGTCGGAGTTCGTCCCAGGTGGTCACGCGTACAACGTCAATGCTTGGGAAGTCCCGGAGGCTTAGGGTGCCCGCCTCGCAGTCGACGAAGAGCACCTTGCGCATCTCGGGGACGTCGTCGGCTTGACCACTCAGGTATGTTTTGCCGACTCCCCAATCCCCGTAGACCATCATGTTGAAGCTGAACTCGAGTTCGTGTACCTTACGAACTGCAAGTCCACCTAACCTAGTTGGTGTCAGAGGTTGGTCTAGGATCGTCATGTACCACTTCCTATCCACTTACCTAGAAGGTTATTTACCTTTTCCAGGAGAAAGGATAATAGTCTGTGATGCCTCCGAAACTCAGCCACGGCTTCTCTTATCTGTACTAAGCTCTACGTTCTCCCAGTACTTGTACGCACGCTTCTCGTACATTGAGTCTAGCATGTACTGGAAGTCTTCACCTCGGTTCTGTGCGAGACACGGAGCCTTGTAGGCACAAGTCTGACAGGCAAATCGTCCAGGCGATGGATAGATGCGCTTGTTGGGATCAATGATGTCTAGTGCCTCGAGCCAGATGTTTACACCTGCGTTGTACAGTTCGAAGCCATTGCGGCTGATTTGACTGCGCTTGTGGTAGACAGGCCCCTCGTTGTGCAGGTACTGTAGGAACTCCTCGTATAGTCCATCCTCGTAGGCCTGAGGGTCGTTCTGAGAAACGATGCGCTGGTACGTTTCGTAGTCAGTGTCCTGCTGCTTGTTAACGCTGAACCTACGGCCAAGGCGCATAGACTTCAAGGGTTCAGGCTCAAGTGGATATCCCTTCTTGAGCTCCGCATAGACGAATCCAGCTACTGGTATATGACCACCATTGAGGCGCCCCAGTAGGTCTATAGCCCAACAGTACGAAGTTATCTGGTCATCCAAAAGCATGAAGTCGTCTTCGGACCCTGGCTCGGCCGTGAAGACCCTAATCGTTGTCTTCCAGTCCCAGATCCAGTAGTGGCCTTCAGTGTCCACTGCGAGCATGTCGATACGGCCACCGTACGTTAGCGGTAGGCCCTTCCAGGGAGTACAGAAGAGCCTATCCTTTTCTGGGTCTCCGGTTAGCTCCTGGATACTTTCTACGTGTGCAGATTGGTCTAGTCCTTGCCAGTACCGGACCTGCCTACGCCAGCACAGTTTGCACTTGCAGTAGGTGGGCTGCCCCTGTGGGTCGAGGATCGGAACCTCAAAGGGAACTTCGACACCGATTGGCGTGAATCCCTGATCGTAGTATGGCAACACCTGACTGGCGTAGTACCGGAGCATTCCCAGACCTAGTGTGATCTGGTCCTCGTACTGGGCCATCTTCTCGGGGTCAGGTTCTGCGAAGCTATTGAGCTCAAGGTATCGCTGACGCTGTTCCTTAACGGAAGTCTTGAAGGCCATAAGGGCAAGGGCTGTAGCGGTTTCGCGATCGTTCCAAGTCCTTGGGTCGTACAGTTCCTGCATGCCCTTATGAAAAGCAATACCGAACTCGAAGTAGTGAGGGGTAGTCAGAGGGTAGTACCCTTGGTTGAAGACGTAGTTGTGACGACGTAGACATCCCCGATGTGAAAGGCGTTCGCTAGTGTGAATCGAGTGGACTAGCCCTTTGTCAATAGAGTCATTAACGTCTTGCCACCATTCATTATTCACGTTTGCCGCCCGTTTGAGTATCTCTAGTGTATCTTAATTATACCTAGTGTTCAGCTGAAAACTCAAGTCCCAGTTTGGAAAGCTGAAGGGTTCATCACAGGCTTTTCGACAGGATTGACTGTGTGTTCCCATTTAGGAAAGCACGCCTTACAGCGACGATTTTTGAGGAATACCAGTGCTTGCCTTGGCGTTATTTTTACAACTCTCTTGGACGACCAAAGGGCGATCCCGCAAATCGTTTCGTCGCCGCTAGGACTGATCCCGTGAGGATCGTCGTAGGGAGTAAACATGTACAGAGTTTCGGTCATCACTCACCAGTTCCTTCAACCACCTGTAGGGTGTCGCATGGTATTGTCTCTCCACACTCAACGCAGTAGGTGCCTACGAGACCTCCTGGTCCTCGCTCTACTGAATGCCAACTGGCAATGCGCCCTAGACGTTCACGGAGCAGGAGCACCTCAGACAGCAGCAGGTACGCGCGGGCGTCCACGTGCGCGCTGTAGCCCTCACCCTCCGGTATGCCCGCGAGGTCGAGCAGATGGTGTACCGTCCGGGCCTCCTGCATCACCTCGTTGACGCCGTTGCAGCAGTCCTCGAACTTTCCGTCGATCATGGCCCCGTACTGCTCACCGTCAACGATGTTCAGGTGCTTATGCGGCTTCGTGGACAGCTCTTGAATCAACGTCCAGTTGACCTCAGTCATCGCTTCTTCCCTTAGGTCGTAGATGCTCAGGAATTTCGTAGGGCTTTCCGCCCTCTACTACGCCTAGATAGCAAGAACGCTCGCGTGGGTCAAGTTTCTCTGGCTCCAGCAGGTTGCGTGGGTGCTGCCAGTGACTCTTCTTGGGCTTACCACAGACGGAGTGAATCCAAAGGCCCCACTTCTTACCCTTTGCAGACTTGTCTCCAGGGTTCGTGCATTCGCAGAACTGCGTTGGCTTCATGAACATCGCACGTACATCCACGTTGCCACCGTAAGGCGAGTGAACACTATACTGCCCTTCCAGTGAAGGGTGAGGAACAGCCAAGTAGATGCCTTTCGCGCCTCGATTCTGAATCGCTGCTACTAGCGCTTCCGCGTCCCCGTTATCTTCAAATGCAAGCAACACGTATCGAGCCATTAGGCTACTCCCTGCTCCTTTTCACCTTGTGGTAGCTCCTGACGCTTCCAGTTTAGGTACTCGGTGGAGTTGTTATGGACCTCAACGCACTTAATGTGTGACAGAGGGTACTCGATACGTCCGTCTTCTGTCCTAATGATCAGAACCGGAACGTAGTCAGACTCGTAGCAACGTCGGTCCGACATTCTCCACCCATAAGTCTCCGCGAACGGATAGGTGACTTGGCTATTGTCAGCCAAGTAGACTACTAGGTAACCGTCAGGATTCATACTAGACTCCATTCAACTTCATGAATGTCCTCTGGTGGGTCCTCTTCACGCATGTCAGGGTCGTAGTTGTACAGACTTACCAGGTTATGTTGCGGGCAAGCACGTCTGTGCTGGTCGCCGCATGTTAGGATCCCGACGCCTACGTCTACCGAGCAGCACGGCTCATCGTCGCAAGTACACCTGTCAGGAGCTTCGTCTGGATCTCGAAAGAATTTATCCTGACAGGCTCTGCACCAACCAGTCTGAACGTACTCCTTCTTCGTGTCTACGCTCCATCGGTGGTAGTCTAGATGGTCAATCCTGCGACCACAACCCATTGGTGGATCGATGCACCACAAGTTGCGAATAGCAACTTCCCGGTTGTACATGTTGCCAGCCAATACTGGTCTAGGTTCCATTCTTTTCGTTCCTTTGCCTTTCAGCCGCGTATGGCAGTCGCTGTGACTGATCTGCGTGGCACCAGAACGTGCCTAGACTGTCACTGTCGTGAAGGTGCGGTTCGTGGTCTGTTCGATCGCCACAGAGACCTTGGAGGTCATTGCCCGTATCTCGTAGGTGGAACGGCAATGGAATTTCGTACTGACGAAGTGTGTCCTTCGTGTTCTCCCAGGCACTGTCGTGACTGACGACCGGAGCGACTACCCCAATGAGTTGCCACAACTTACGTTCCTCATCACGTACGTCTCCGAGGTGGTCCGCAAGAGCCTGACCGCACAAAACTTCGACCACTATTCCTTCGTACTCACGACGGACGCGCCTTAGTAGTGCCTTTGCCTGAGCGACCTCAAGCCTTTCCCCAACGTAGGTGCGCCAGTCGTTCACAATCGTGCGCAGCATTGAAGCCAGTTCTTGTATCAGCATGGGGTCGAATGTAGGATCCATTAGCTGCCTTGACCCTTCTGGAGCACTACCACAATTCCATCTTCTCGAACGGGAGCGAGGTGTCCACTTGCGAGTAGAACACACTTACGGTGCTGACATGTACAGGTAGTTGGATTTGTACAATCGGAGTGCTGCTGGTCCTTACAACTTGGACAGATCACGGCGTTTTCCTCCCGTGCTTGTGCAGCGGAATCAGCGTCTGCGGCGGTTGGGGAATCTGCGGACGCTGAGTTGCCAGCGTTGAAGTCCTCATGCCCACCCATACGCTCTGTGTTGCCAGGTAGGCTAAGGTCAGCTGCGTCCCGCAGTTTTCGCAGTCTGTTACGTGGCCTTCTGCTCGCCAGGGTGCAAGGTTATCATCATTGGGCCACGCATTGACAAAGCTGCAAGCCTGACAGTTGAAGGTACTCACTCTTCGACTAGCTTCCAGGTAGTGGTAGTGGGCTCGAGGACTTCGCCCAGTTCAGTGGGGTCCAACATACCTGCCTCTACGTCGTACATGTCGACAAGCATGCGCTCTTCTACTGTCTCCGGCGGCCAACTCCGCAGTGCGCCATCGTCGAGCAACCTCTGGTACTTAGCCTTATCCATATCTGCGTAGTCGATGTCCATAGGGTCGTACTTGTACACCTTGGTCTCGGTAATGAGGACCTTCTTGACCATTATTTTTTCCTCCCGGAAATGACAAGAGCCGTGTGGTGTTTTGTATTCGTTAGCAGGGGCATTCAGGATCTTCAATGGCTAGCGTGGTGTACCAAGATACCACACGGGTTTGTGTGTCAGGCTCCAAGGTCAGATCGCCGAGCTAGTGTCGTCCTGACGGTCTCGGCTACCTCGTTGCTCATTCCAGTCAGCACGATCCGGGGACCGTAGTCAACTACCAAGCTGACAACCAGCTCATCAGCGAACGCAACAGTGACTGCCTCAACTCCGGAGAAGTCAAGGATCAGTGGACCCTCGTCCTCTACCAGCAGCATGACTGCCGCGTTACGGAGCAGGCGAGCCTTGTGTCGAGTAGCGTAGAAATGCCGACCGAATACAATCCTACTACTCATTCGAAATCCTCGTGCAAGATATAGGCTCCTGTTCTCCAGTCAGAGGAGCAACCTGGATTGTTGCAGAATACCGCAATGTCTCTGCTCGTTACGCCCACCAGGAGCACGCCTTCTGGCGCGCCACCAAAATCGTCGTTGTGGTCGCCCTTATGGGCACGCAGTACGAGGAATGCTACGTCGTCCCAGCTAACGAGTGCAGTCATCACTACCTCTCTAGGTACGAGACTTCGCCAGTAGCGCTTACAGTTATCAGGAGTGTGCGGGGTGGACGCGGCCCGCCAGCAAAGAGTACATGGACAAGCCAAACTATCCATAGCAGTCCGCACGTGAAAATTCCTCCGACCGCGTACAGCACATGCGTGTCTCGGCTGATGCCACTAGAGCCACCGGAAGTTAGCGTTGCCGACCTTTCAGTCTGTGCAACTAGCTGCCAACCACCTACCTGTGCAGTGGTGACCAGCTGCTCGAGGAGCTCGCTGGGACTAGTTTCGTTCGTAGTAGTCATTATGCATCTCCTAGGAGTTCCTTGATTACTTTCCACTTCATTTCGACTTGATCGAGACGTTGCGCATCAATTGTTCCACGCGCGCAGATATCGATAATCTCGATGTTGTTCTTCTGTCCAATACGATGAAGGCGATCTTCAGCCTGAAGGTTAACGCCGGGCGAGGGATGCCTGTCCAGAAAAACCACCACCGAAGCAGCAGTGAGGGTGAGACCCACGCCACCAGCAGATATTGTTCCTGCAAATATCCTTTTACGACCAGACTGGAATCCTTCCACCAAAGTAAGGCGGTCCGCCTGCGGCGTGTTGCCAGTGAACAGCACGTGGGAGATATTGTGACGAACCATCCTAGCGGCAAACATTTCCATGATCTGTCTACTTTTGCTAAAGACGACGAACTGTCTGTCCTCATCCTGAATCCTCTCCATCAGCGCGTCAAGCTTACTGGAGGGTTCAGTGAGAAGAAGAACGGGTTTCATTACCCAGTCGCCATCTTTGTTCCGTACTTTTCTCTCCTCAATCCTAGCGTACGCCCCCGCGAACTGTTGTAGCCGAACGAGCTGTGCGACTACGATTGGTGCAGCAATTGGTTCGTTCTCGTGCTCTCCTACCCATGCCAGCATGTTCTTGCGCATTGCGTCGTATGCGCGACGTTGTTCGGGGTGCAGTTCAACTTCCATCCTTTGTGGTGGATACTTTTCGGGTAGTTGCAGGTTGACTTTTGGGTCAATTTTCAGTCTTCGGATGAAGTATGGAGCTATGCGAGCTTGGAAACCTGCTGGGTCAACAAGGCCTAGTACTTCATTGTATGCGTTCTTGTGCATACCGCCACAGCCTACTGCTGTACAGACTCCCACAGTATGTCTCTTGGCCACGATTTCGTTGTTGTAGAATCTCCAGTAGCTCGTCCAGGTACGTGGGTAGAGCCAGTTCAGAATGCTCCAGATGTCGTCCGGACGGTTGTCGGCAGGCGTGCCCGTCAGCCCTAGCTTGTGCATCGTTGGAAGCTTCTTGAGTCTTGTTGTCTGCTGCGCCTTGCGGTTCTTGGCCCTGTGTACCTCATCTGCTATTACGTGGAACCAGTGCAACCTTGCCAGTTCTGGCATCAGGCGCAGACTCTCCCAGTGACAGATGAAGACATCTGCTACGGTTGAATCTACTGCCTTTAGGAAGGCTTGTCGATTTTTCCTATCTAGGACCGTAATCTTCAGGCTAGGGTTCCAGAGGCTGAACTCACGTTTCCAGACGCCAAGCATTGAAAGTGGTGCTACTACTAGCGTGCATAGTCTGCTTCGTATCGTTCCGACTTCGGCAACGAGTTTGCGTCGTTCCTTGTCCAGAAGGATAGCCTCGATCGTTTTACCGAGGCCCAGCTACATGTCGTCCGCGCAGAGAAAGTTGGGTACGGCAAGAGCCTTTTCAACCATTTCCTGCTGGAACTTATACGGTTCCAAGGACGACATTAGGACATCACCTCCTCTGGCGAAAGGCTTTCTGAGTAGTTGTACATTGCTTCGTCGGCAGTTACGTCTTTCAGAGTTGCATAGAACCCGTCGTTCAGCCGCATGTAAATGCACAGGTCCCCATCGCGTACGAGTGTAGCTAGTACATGCACGCGGATGTTGGCGTTCTCGAACTTTCCGTCACTAACTACGCGTCTGACGGCTGGACTGAAGAAGTACCTTACCTTCATGCTACCACCAGTCCTTGCTCAGGAGGTCTTTCAGCTCCTCGTCTGTGAGATCTAGTGGCACAAACGTCAGCCGTAGGCCTAACAATCGTGCCACCCGACAAAGCAGTTGTACAGTAGGTGGCATTGCTCCGCGCTCCACAATGGGCCACTGATCCTGCCACCGAAGGGTGAGGCTGTCACGTATGTGAGTTGTCTTTATGCGCTGCCGAACACGTTCTTCTACTAGCCTTTGGACCAACCTGCGTACCTCAGGGTCTTCTGCAGCACGTCTTTTTGCCAGGCTGTCATCTACCATGTTCACCCCCAATTTGTATCGGCACAGATGACTCCTGCCTCCCCGGCATGCTTTAGGAGTTCACACGTTGTCAGGTCCGGATTGGCAAAGTCCTTTCGGTTGAAACCTAGAGGGAGGTTGCATTGGTTCCATTCGGTGGATACTAGTCGTCGAGCCTGACGATCGCTAGATGCACGCACGACGACAGTACGCGTTTCGTATCCTACATTAGGGTCCTTTGTACGCAGCAACCAGAGTACCATCATTTCCTCACCCTTATACGTTCAAGTGCATGTTCAACGTCGATGCGGTCCTGCACCCAAGAAATGGATTCGATGAAGCCACCTTGAACCAAGGCATTCAAGTAGTTAACTACTTGAATTGCACGCGTATCGTAGTCACAGCACGAAAAGTCGTGGTTCATGTACGACTTGAGCCTGTCCAGCTTGAACGGAGTACTCGTGCCCTTCATGGCAAGTCTAGTGCTTTGCCAGTTCTTACACTGAAGAGCCCTAACGACCTCGTCCTGGGTGTAGAATTTGCTCACGACTACTCCTCAGGTTCATCCTCCACTGAAATGTCTTCGATGTGCCAGCCTTCATCTCCCCAGCCATGAAAGAAAATGGCGTTTACCCTTGTCGATGTTGAACTGAATTTCCTTGGCGTCTTGGTCGCTTATGCCATAGAGGATAACTCGCTTGGTCATAGTACTCCGTTCTCGTACGCGGCAAGCGTCCCATGCATTTCGTCGTACCCATCGACGTTTAGTGTCCGTATGTAGTACTCCTCGAGTACGTCGTCGTAGCTAGTCCCAGGCGGAAGCTTCGATGATTCAGGACGAACGTACTGCCTACGGTTGACACGACGTGGCGGGTGAAAGCGAAGGTCCATCAGGTCGGATGCTGTAACAGGACATTCAGAGCAGTTCCAACAACGTCGGATGATCTTGGGGCGTGAGACCGTTCCGACTACAACTTTGTCGCCTCGATGGTCAAGCTTGTGACGTCGTAGTCCCTTACAGATGATGACGCCGTCGGGTACGTCCCTGAGGGACTTAGACCTCTTCATGACCACACCACTTTGCCCACTCGATTTTCAGAACTTTGGTTCCCTTGAGGTAGCGGGCTTCCTTACCTTCAGTTGCCCGACGCAATTCCGCAAGGCTCGTGAAGTAGCGCCAGGTCGGCGTCTTGCTTCCAGGATTACTTTCGGGGGCTAGCATTAGTGCACGCCAAGTGTAGTTTGTAGCGCCCGCTTCGAGGTTGGGGCGTTTCCTTTGGAAATTCCTGACCTTTGCTGGGTGGCACACGTGAGCCTGGAACGCAAGACCCTTTGATTCAGGTCCCTTCCTGAAGAGGACCGTCTTGCCTTCCACGCGAATTGCTACGAGTCCATTGGCCCCACAGTTCGTGCACTGCTTTGCGTCTCTAGTCTGTGTTACGTTCGTCATCTTCATCGTCCTCTTGTGTGAATCCAAACAGTTTGTCGGCTTCTTCAATGTTGATTACGTGTCGCCCACAAATGCAGTCGTAGAGTTTTAGTCTTCTGTTCCGGATTGAGTAGTACACTTTTTGTGGCGCAAAGGTCTTACCTGTACTTCTGCTACGTAGCCTTGCGTAGTCGATGGGCGTAGCCATTTTCTGTTGTTCAGCTCTGTCGCTGGCCTCGTCGTCCTGCATTTCTTTAATGATGTCGTCGATGCTCACGTCTAACTCCCAGCCTGGACTACAACTACTATTCGTCTAGCTGGGCTTCCAACGTTCATAGGTTCATCCTTACACTGTATAAATTCTGACCTGTCCGTCGACGACCTCTACTCTAGTTACCGCTCCTTGGTACGGAGTGCTCTTACCTTCCCTATAGACCACCACCTCAGTTGGATCATTTGCAGTCAGTTCGAGGTCAGTTTGCATGAGTAGGAGCGTTAGTTCCCTCAGTTCCATTTCTTCGCCTTAGGATCTTGAGATTTCATAGCTAGTGAGCTCGATTTGTCAAGCAGTCTAACAAGGTCTAATCTAGGTCTAACTGAGGAATTTAGCTTTCTAATAGCTACCTCTAGCTAGAGGATCTTGCGAGTCTAACTTGCTTACGATTTGGTGTAAGGATCCCAACGTCGCTTTTCCTCTACCTTTACCATCCAGAGGCCTTTGAGAGGATTAGAGCAGATCCACGTTTCGGTCCATTCTACCAGGTTCTTTCCCGAAACAATTTTGTCTACCTCTCCAAAGAGACGATCCCGAGTGCCAGGGCCGTAACTCCATTCTTTGTCAGGCATATGGGTTCCTCACCTCTGCAGTTTCTCCGTCGTTGGCTTGCAACTGGCGTTCAAGTTCCCACTGCAGGTTCTCTTCAACGCGTCGTGCGATCACTGGATCGAGTCGCTCGAACTGCTTTTCGCGTGACAGCGTGATCGGAATCGTTCCGTCAGCGTTCACTTGAACAGTCCAACTGGTGTCATACCAACGACACCTTTTGTTCTGACAAGTAAACGAAAAGATCGTTGACCCACGTGGCTCCCTTGCCGGACGCTTGCCTGCCTGCTGGCCCGACATCTTACACTTGGGGCACGCAGTTGCTTCCTCCCATGTTCCAATGGTCTCAGTCACTGGCTTCTACCATGAGAGTCAGCTCGCTAGCCGGAATACCAGTAACTAGCCAGACAACGAACTCGTCCCAGTCGCGTCCCTCTGGCGCCCTAGGACCAGTGTTGTACCACTTGCCTTCGGCCTTGATGGCTGCGTATGAGTACTCAGTACTACTCGCGGAGAACCGCTTCTTGAACTTGAAGACGGTCCCTTCTTCGAAGTCATCCTCGCCGAAGCCTGAGATGAGGTCCATCTTGAATCTGACCTCGGCGTCGATCTTCTTCTGACGTATAAGTTCTGCGACCTGTGTATCTACGTCATTCACTGGTCAAAACTCCCTTGTTTGTAGCTGTTACTTCGACCTGCACGTCAGGCCCTACCAGTCGCCGGAGAAGACGAGTGTCCCATCCTGGTGACATTGACTGGTATCGCGCGTAGGCCTTGAGGGCTTCAGGCTCGCTTGGGCCACGGTACTGAACGCACGCTCCTACCCCAACGTCGACTGTAACGATCCACTCCACCCTAACGGCCTGGATCATTGACTCAATCCGGTAGACCTCGAGCTCAGCTTCCCACTCGTCGGCAATCTTGTCGGCTGCCAACTGAATAGCTCGCCAAGTCCACGGTCCCGACTGAAGGCCCAATGGGTGCCCAAATACGGAGATCTGCTCTTTAATGAATGCGCGCCGCTGTTCTTGTCTCACTTTGGCTCCCTAGGAAGGAGACAGTCCTTCGTGACAGAGATGTAGGTTCCACCGTTCTGTACACAAGCCCTTTCCATGTCCCGGTCACGACCTGCGTTGACTACGTTTACGTAGGTGATTTCACTAATGAGGATGATTGCCACGAGAGCAGCAAGAGTTGCTATCCACTTGGTCCTTGCGGCACTTTCTAGGTCGTTGGGGGTCTGCGACTCCATCTACTTGTCCAATCCAAGAGCTGACTCTACTCGCGTTAGTCGACGGTTTACTTCAACTAGTCCCTGCTCAAGTACACGGACCTTGCCTCGGCCTGGAGCCTTACGTGCTTCGTAGTTGCGGAAGTCTTCTTCCTCAGGAGGCTTCCAGAGGATCCATCGGCTCTTAGCATTACCGCCACCCCGACGCACTTGCTCTAGGCACTCCATTCCCTTAAGGGTGCTCAGCACCGTTGTGTAGTGAGGAGTGCTCAGACCTAGTGCAGAGAAGAGTCGAGTCGTGTAGCCCTCGAACACCCGAGCATCGACCGTAGTGTTCAGGTCGTAGTCCTTTGCTGGCTTAGAGCGTTCTAGCATCTTAGCGTAAACAGTCTTGCAGTGCTCAAACAAAATAGGCGTGGGGGTCTCCTCGGGCTCAGTCACTGTTATCACCTCCTCCCCTCTAGGAGGTCTAGTGCCTTCTTCAGAGCCTCTAGGCGTGACTCCTGCAAGTTTCGTAGGTCTAGCCACTCTCTTACAGTAGTCGGAAAGTCATCCGAGTGGGCATCCTTCAAGGCCTCACGAGCCTCTTCAGAAGCCACCTCTAGGGCTTCTGTCAGGTACACCCTTTCATTGGGGTCTAGCGCATCAAGCTGACACACCGAAACCTCCCTTCTTACTTAATTATACTTGGTGTCACTATGTGAAATCAAGTAATAAAACCAAAGTGGGTTGACAGAGTAGACTGAAGGGCCCCCTTTCGAGGGGCCCTTCACATCTGGTAGGATCTTCTCAGCAGCTATCGTCCTCTTCGAGAGGGAGACCTACCTGGATGAGGAAACAGCCACGGTCGGTGTCGAACTCTACGTGGAGAATTTCGTACTTCTCACCGACGTCGTCGAGTACGTAGACTTCGGAGTCGGTCCGATGATCCAGAAGTGCTCGCACGAGATCGTGTCGCTTCACGACTACTCGGCCTCTTCGATCGTGCCCGAGGTCTCGTTGACGGCCGGAGCCTCTGCAGCCTTGGCGGCCGCGGCCTTCTTGGCTTCCTTCTCGGCCTTGGTAGCCTTGCTCTCCCGGACGCGCTCGTCCTTCGCGTCCCACCAGGCCAGGCTCTCGTCGACCTTGAGCAGGTTCTCCCGGCCGCCAGAGCTGTACCGCGGCCACGGGTTCTTGACGCCCTTCTTGTCAGGGTCGGCGTTCTTCATGTAGCTGTAGACCATCTGCGGCGCAATGTCGATCGCGTCGGCGGTCGGGTTGGTGGCCCGAGCCTTCTCGGTCAGGTGGGCCGACAGGATCTTCGCGAACGCGACCGGCGAAACGAAGCCCTCAGGTACCGGCGGACGGGTCGGCGCCTTTTCCTTGGCCTTCGCCTTCTCAGGGGCGACCACAGTCTCAGGCTCGTCGGCCTCACTCGGCGTGTCCACGTCGACGTCGGTCTCCAAGTCGAGCTGCGCCTCAGCCTCGGCGTCTTCTAGGTCGCTCGTGGGCTCGACCTCCAGCAGTGTACCAACGTTGGCTACGTCTTCGTTGCTGTCGAACGGGTTGCTCGTGGTGGTTGACACTTTTCCTCCAGTTGTGTGTTCCGCAAAAGCTTTTTGCTTTTTTGCTTCAATTCAATTATAGCTGCTTTTCATGATCTTCTCAAGGTGTCCTTGCTGTGAAACTTTTTTCCTAAAAATCCGGATGTTGTGGGATGAATTACCTACTGATCAGGCATGGCTACTCGAAAGACCCTCTCGGTGCCGGGCTGTGTAGTGATACCACGTTCTGCTTGGTCAGACTTTCGATGTGCCACGTCCAAGGCTCTCCGGGCAGGTCCCAGAGGTACGTAGCACGTTCGACAAAGTCAAGGTACTGACAGTGAACTTGAACAGGTTCACGAAGTGGCGGCTGCCAGACTTGAATTCCCTCATTCATGATCTTGAATGCCCCTCGGTATGAGCTAAAAGACACCACACGGGCTTTGTTCGGATTGACCTAGTGTAGTGACTCCCAGCGGAGCTTAGTTGGGTCCCACTTGTCAACGGCTATTGTCATGTTGCCGTTCTTGTCCAAGGTGCCTACGTAGGCAGTGTTGCCACAAGGCTGGAACGAGTCATACGCATGTGAATCTGTGTGGTGACGCCAGCCACTACATAGTCTTACGAAGTAAGTATCGGTGTCAGGCATGTAAACTAAGCCACCGTACTTTTGGCAGAGTTCGCGGCTTAGGGCACCTGCTTCGTCTAGCGTTGTCAGCGCAACTTGCAGTGCACGTTCGTGTAGTGCCTTGCGCATGCGACTCATAGGGTTCATACAACACCTACAAGCTCGCGCAGCTCGGCGAAATTGCCACAGTCAGGTACTGGCAGGTAGGGACCAAGCACGCGGTCGATTTCGTCTTGCATACGCAGACTAAACTGATGCCAGAGCTCACCCCAGCGGAGCTCGTCCTCGACCGCACTAACCAACTCAGAACTGACTTCGGAGTCTTGGAGTGCATGTAGCTCTTCAGCGAAGCCTTCGGTTGCACCAATGTGTTGGACTTCGTCAGGTTCGCTGTAAGTAACGTACTGCAAACCAATGAGCCCTGTGACAGCGATGACTGCGATCCCCACGCCAAGTACGAACACGCACCTACACCTTTCTTGTAATGTACGGACGCAATTCCTCTTCTGTGGCGTACCCTTCTAGTGCAGCACGGCGAAGCCTTACCCTGTGCATGGTAGTTATTCCGAAGCTGCTCAGTGTACCATGTCGGCAAGGTTTGTCAGGCCGAGCCTGACAATAGTTACATCTTACTTTCAGCCCCCAAATGGGGATGTACTGACCTGCGTTCTTTTCGTATTTCGACATTGCTGTCCTTATTATCCTCGGGTTACCATGTGAAACTCAAGTAGGTCATTTTGTACAGTTTGGTTGGTCCTGCACAAAACAGGCCGTGTGGTTGCTTTGAGCACTTCGCTAGGCATTCACGGAGGTCACTCTCTCGATGTACACGTAGTCGTGGCGTTGTAGTCTGTCGGGACGGGTGTGGAGGTGCTCATCGTTTGAACACTGTTGTTGAATCCCCCTTCGAGAGCTGCAATGATCGCGTCGGCAACATGCAGGGGAAAGTCGGCGAGATCCGTTCCCGGTTCCCGGGTCACTGTGACGCCGCACCGACATGTCCAGGTCCACCGGTCGGCACCGGCCTCATCGCGGGTGTAGTCCTGGTAGGCGATCGGGTGTTCGATGAGCACAGAGGCGATGCGGCTACGCATTGGAACACTGTTGTCGGTCATCGGATCACGCCTCGTACATCCTCATGGCAGTATACATGGCTGCACACATGTGCGCTTCGCGTACGGCTGCTTGCTGGTCGGCAACGATGCCCTGTGCCAACTTGGTCCCCTGCCAGTAGAAGACTTCCTTCCCCTGTGCAAGTGCTTCCTGCTTGCCTTGGTTGTACCTGGCCCGCAGCCTTTCAGCTTCTTCGTACCAGAACAGCATTCGTTGGTACACGTAGTCGTGGCTGGCTGAGTCTGAAACTTGGTCCAGAACGGGTACGACTGGAACACTGCCACGTCGTAGGGGGCTCAAGCTGCCTTCGATGCGATCATACAACGTTGTCATCGGCACTCCTCGGAATCTCGTTCTTTTTACGCTTCCGGGTCGAACCAGTTACGAACATCCAGCTTGAGTCCACGCTTGGTCAGCACAACGGTGACTCGGTAGGAACCCTTCTGCCACTCGATCTCCTTCCAGATCTTGGTGCCGAAGTTGTCCTTCTCGCGCGTCCAGCCCGAGGACGTTGCCTGGACAGCCTTCAGAATCTCTCCCTCGTTGTCCTCGTTCTGGAGCGAATCGCCGTCTTCGCCGTAGGCGTTCCAGACGTCGGTGATTGTCTGGTGTAGGAATTCGATGCTGTCGAACGTCAGGTCGCCGTGGAATCCTTTTCCGGGCACGAGTGCCATTTTGACCTCCTCGGTCCTTTAGCTGTCCCTCTGACAACTAGGAATGCACTGAGGTGACTCGCATCACGGTAGAACATCAGCCCCAATCAACCCCTAGGCCGTAATGCGAGTCCTTACCGGGTTGCCGACCTCAGTGCAAACCTACCTGGCAGCTACGGACTTACGTAGATGTAAATGCGATTTCCGTCCTCCGCGTACGCCACCCTTCGGATCTGAAGGATATCGCCTCGTTCATAGGACAAGGTCTGTCCGTTCTGTTGCCCGAGTGTCACAATTTCTCCCCCGA